AAAAAGATCCAATAGATTGTATTTATGGCTGCATAGATATGTTTCGTTGGTTCGATATAACAGACGAAGAATTTTCCTAATGTCTGAGGCAAGATCCACCTGTAATATCTCCCAGGTGGTTACGCTGCTTTTTTGTAATCTTGGGAGCCATGACCCTCATACTCCGTACTAAGCAATTTTACAAATGATATTACAAGTTCTCATCGAAGATTTAGTGGGGGGTCTAAGGGGTTTTCTAAATTTCCCCTGAGTTAATGACCCACTGAATAAGCTAACCTGATCTGTAAGTCCTCAGTCTACTATACTACACTAAAAAAGATGACCGCTAAAAAAGAAAAACTTATCCGAACCACAGTTCAACTAAGTCCTCATCAACATAAGGCATTGGAGAATCTTAGTGGCCCTGGTAAGTCTATATCTGGCCTAGTTAGAACCGCTATTGATGAATACTTAGAGCCCTACTACGAGCAAAGTTACGAAAATCAAAAACTAGATCGTCTGATCGAAGAGGCTCAAGATAAGCTAGAAAAGCTAAATGAAAGAGCTACGTCAATAGAAGATATTTTTGACGATTTAAAAACTAAAGTTTAATACTATCCCAATGACAGAAAAAGAAAGAAGGGCTACTAAAGACTATTTCCAAGCACTAGCCAAATTGTCCGATAGATATTTGTTTGAGAATATGACAAACAAAGATTATGTAGAAGAAAGAAATGCCATTGAAACTAATTATCTAAAAACAATTTACAACAAGTAAAAATGAAAAGAATAACATGGGTCGAGTGCCCAAGCTGTAAAATGTACAGCGATCAGAAGGTCATTAAATCTGAACGGAACTCAAAGTTCATAACAATTCGCAGGAGACTTTGTTATGAATGTGGACACAAATGGTTTACAATTCAATATCCAGAAATGATAGTGCCTGACATACAGGCTCGCTACGCTTCCCGTGAGTGATTTTTTTGGTGCTGTTTTATCTGTCTTATAAGTTTTAGTTTTTCTATAAATAAACGAAATTTGTAAAATAATTTGTTCTTTATCGGTTTTGTTTGTAGTAAGGCTACCATCGCTTCTAGCTCTAACATACGCATCATTGCGTTAGACAGCACAATTTCAGTTCTTGCATGGTTTTTCATCATGTCTATGCAAAAAGCTTTCAACTTGTCTATATCATTACAGCCCATAACTTCCCTGCATCTCATTTCAACCGCTAACTGTGTCTCCATAGGTAGGGGAGTTGAGATGAATCTTATGAAGCTGTCGTTTTTCATATCATTGAAGATTTGTCGTAGAGCCTGGGAACATCCTGGACTCGATAAAAGCAACTGCCTGATCGTCTATTGAGTTATCTGTTTGTTTAGCTATTGCTTTTAATAGATCCATGATTAATCTTTTCATCGCTTTTGATTTGATGAATACGAGAAGAATCGGCTTTAAAATCTTTACCATTTGTATATAGTGTCTACTTCTACTTTACCGCTATTTGCCAAACTTGGCCTCAATCCTTATATTTATAGTATATCACTAAGATTATGGCAACTCAAGACCCGAAAACCGACCCAGAAATAGACGAAAAAGAACAGAAAGAAGGTCCCTCTCTTCTATCAAATATTACGCAGATGATTATACTTTTTTGGAGTTTGGGGGTAATTTCTTACGCATATTTCGGTAATTCACTTAAACAAATTGATACGACTTTCGCTGCTGGATTGCTCTCGGCAGTGATGAGTAATATGGGACTCCAAGTGAAAAACAACGCAAATGGCAAAAAGAGGCCATTTAATGTAGTATCTAATAAAGACAACAATGTTGGTGTCAGTAAAAAATGAAGAAGTTACTCCCTTTACTACTGTTATTATCAGCACCAGCTTATGCTGATATAACTTCAAAATTCACAACGAGTATAAGTGTAAAAGTAGACGCTGCTATGTCACAAGCCACACGGATTGGTGCGTCTTATAGTGCTTCTGGCAGCAATATTGGAACAAGTAATACAGACGATCAAATTGGAGGTTTAAGTGTATCTGGTAGTGAAGTTACTCTTAATGCTGGAAATTACTCTATTAATGGTTGCGGAGACACACCATCTAACTGTGCAAGTACATGGTCATTAACAGAATCATATACAGCAGCAGATACAATTCCATCAAATAATGGGACAGAAAATACAACAATTACTGCTGGAACAGTTCCTAACTTCGGAAGTGTAATTTCAACTGTAGCTGGAAGTGGAGCAGGTTTTGATGGAGATATTACATCTAGTCATGGAATTGAAAATTTAGAAGAAGGTGGTGCTGGTTCTACTGTTACAGGACAGTTTGTAACGGAGTTGACCATAAGATGATGTATGAAAAAGCTCTTATTGTTGCTTCTGCTATATGCTATACCTGTTAAATCTCAACCCGTGGTTCCTAATTTTACAACGGGAACACTCAGCAGCACCACAAATACAACAACCTCAATCAGTGAGACTATTACTTCTACAGATTATTTTGGTAATTCTTATGAGTACACTGTTACTGGATTGGGAGTCACAACCGATGGATCAGTCGCTCCAAATACAACGGATGTTACAGGGACTATAAATGGAGAGAGTCAGACATGGACAGGACTAGATTTATCGACAGACAACAAACCAGTATTCACACTAAGCGACTCAAGTTCTGGGAACGCATTTCAATTTACAGAAACCTATCGTGGCCCAGGTGGGGTATCAAACGTGACCACGATCCAAAGAAATATAGAATCAACAAGCGTAATCACAAGTACTTCAGTGTTCTCTCAATAATTCTGCTATCTCCTGCACAAGTTTTAGCTAATGCAGTAAGTCAATCAAACAACGGAAGCGTCACGAATATGGCTGTACAAACGCTTACGGGCAATATGACAACTAATCAATATGGTGGGAATATCGTATGCCAAGGGCCAACTTTATCCATTAGCCCATTTACTACATTTGGAGCGAACTACCTCAAGCCTTATCGGGACTACTATGAAACACCCTTCTACGATCCAACAGATGCAGATGACGATGGTGTGCCAGATAACCCAGGTAATGTGCTTTTCAATCAAAAAAATTATTCTGGAACGAATAAAGATAGTTATGCTCTGAACTTTGGAATATCAGCCACGTTTAGTATTCCGTTAGATAGAGGTTTTCAAAATCAATGTAAATCTGCTGCTGATACACAGATAAATATACAAAAACAAGTACTAGAGAATAAGAGATTAGATTGGCAGATAGCAAGAATCCGTGAATGTGGAAAATTAAAACAGGAGGGCATAATGCTGACTACCGATAGTCCCTTCTTTAATATCTGTAAGGATGTTTATTTAGTACCAAAAGCAAATCAAGTTATCCCACATACTCATAAATTAAAGTAGGCAGTGACAGTCTAGTCCCGTAAGATTTCGAGGTATGCCTAAAGTAAGCAACTGACGCTCTAACAGAGCAGTGGCAGGAGATGTATCAGTTAGTCCGTTAAGATTGATTGTCATTTAAGGACATAGACAATCTCAGTTCAAAGAACCTAACATACCATTCACAAAGCATGATGCTAGGTCTGGTTGCTTATGTACTATTCTACATCTTTTTTCTTATTTGTCAGCTTTTTAACGATATTTTTTATAGCTGGTTTTATTATATTGAGAATAAGAGGGCTACTCGCAGCCACAAGGCCAATAACAGCAGTAGAAACAATAGTGCTCGGTTCTGGGATGTATTGATCCACAAAAGCAACCTTTTCATATAGAGTGATGCACTCAATCCCATCATCTCCTCTTTTATGACCTGTGACACGTTCTAATCGTTTTTCGTTACGAAAGTCTCCTACTCTTTGATCTTTGCTACCTGGGCATGGTTCTATCTTTATCTCTTCTTTCTCTTTTGGTATCTTAGGAATCTCAGGCGTTTTAGGTTCTGGGATATTTGCATTGTTTACAGGCTTTTCTTGCTTTTGCTCTACAATTTCAATTTTCTTCCTGTCATAATTTATTGGAACAAAAGATGGAATTTTACCTTCGGGGCAACTATAGAACGCTCCATTTGTATCATCTTCGATTATTTGTGTATTTTTTATGCTTGCATATCTATGAGTTTTGACACACCCAGGTAAATCTAAACTTGGTAGAGGTACATTTAATCTTGGTAGTGGAGTAGAAATATAAGTATTGACATTGATCTGTGGGATCTCTGGTATTTTTATTTCACGAATCTCCATCTTCCACATCTCCAATAGAAATAGACCAACCATCTTCTCCAAAAGTACCTTTTTCTATAATTTTCGGTTTTTTTATGTTTTTATCTAGTTCTTCGTGATATTTTTTTATGTCATTATCTAGCTCTAAATTAAATTTTTGCATACGCAACCAAGTAACTAATTTATCAACGTAGTATTTTATTAGCTTCTTTATAAATCCAAAAACCATTAGTCGTAAGCATCTCTTCTCTTTAATATTTCTACATAAGAATCACATTTAGGACAGGTTAAATTAGTTTTTACAGAATATTCCGTATCATCTTCAATGTCGTGATCGCCACCCCAAATTAATTCTGTATCGCACCAATAACAATTCATTTTTTAGGAATAGGAATAGATGGGCCAGATATGTCAGGCATCGCATTATCTAATACTTTAGGCATAAGTGTTTGCACATTTGCCATAATTTGATTCATAACCTTTGCTTTAAACTGTTCTGATGTTACATACTTATAACCAAAATACGCTCCACCACTCATGGAAGCTACCATTAAAAATGAGATAATACTCAGTACATTTGCAATTTTTTGAAACATATGTGGAAAGAAGCGTTTGCTAAAGCATTAGTCCCAGTTACATGGGGAGTTCTTGCTCTGATAATAGGTCTAAGCCCACTATACCTAATAGGTGGAATGATGACTAGACAAATGCACGAAAAAGTTAATTAATCAGCAGCAGCAATAGTGATTGTTCCAGCAGCAACTTGTTCCATTATTTCTACATAATCTTTATTGCCTTCCGATATTGGAACTGAACATTTAATACCATCAATAGTTACTGCTATGGCACTATTTTCTGTGTCGCCTTCAAATTTTGTGTATTTTGCGTTAGTGATAATCATAGTTCTGCCTCTGCTGTGTATTGAAATGTAAAAGCTTGATGGGTTGTATCAGTTGCCAAATAACCGATAAATCTTTGGCAACCTCCACTGGGTTGTGCAGTAAGTCCAACCAAAGTATCTGAATTGTATTTGCTTACATTACCAGAAGTATTTGCAACTCCATCCCTAGCTGGATAAAAAACTACTGTAGGTTGATCTCTCATAAGAGTTGGAAAGTTACCTTCAAAAAATGCTCTATCTTGATCTCCATCAAGACATTTTGCTGGAACAGCACCATATTGACAATATGTAGCAACCCCTGGGAACCATTCCTGTGGTTGACCAATATCTCCACTTTTATGGAAATACCGTTGGCATTTTAATAAATCTTCATTGAAAGTTAAATGTTCAAAATCTGTTGCTACGCTGCCCACTTCAAGCTGCATACCTGTTATTTCTAAGGTTGCATCATTTGTTGTGTACCATGTTTCTGTATTATCTTTAGTCTGTGTACCAGAAGCATAAGCTATCCATGTGTCTAATGGAGTACTGTTACTTGTTCTACCAGATCCATAAAAACCAAAAATATCTATTTGAAAATTTTTTGCAGTATTATTATCAAACTGTAAATTAGAATTGCCAGGAACAGTTTTTGTAACCTTTGTCCAAGTATCAGCAGATAACGAGCCAGTTTCAAAAGCATAGTTATAACTTGTACCTTGTCTTGTTCTTAAACGCCCTTGAAAATTTTGTGCAACACTTGATTTAATCCAAAACTGTAGGGTTACAAAACTTGAACTTGATGTATAATTCCAACCGCTTTTTGCTATATCTTGTGCTTCTGCATAATATTGAAAATTTATATAATCAGTACTCCCTGCACCACTTGTTTGGTTTCCATTCGTGATTCTAAATGCTTTTCTAAATCCTAAAGTGTAAGGTGTAGTTCCACTTGCAACATCAACTTGAGCCTGTGTAGGTGCTTCATCTGTTCCGCTATGTTGTACCCTAAACCTGTCAACACTTCCATAACCAGAAATCGTTGATGATAAGTTGCGTTGGGCTATTTGAAATGCTCCGTTGATTATTAAATTCTTACCTTGCCTATTGGTTAAATTGGCAGTTGCAGTCCCATCGGTATTATTGACAGTAATAGCAGCAGTAGTAGCTCCTACCCCTTTTATCGAATTTACCTTGATCTCTGACATAATTAACTAGGTTTTGGATTAGCGTCTTTTACCGCTTTGTTGTGTGCAGCAAAACTGCCAGTTGCATCTAGTTTACCTGCGATAATATCGTCATACAACATTGCTAATTGCTCTCCTGTTGGTGCGTAAGTTGTAGAACCATTAAGTGTTCTATCAGTTTTGTATTTAACTTTAGCAGCTTCTTCATCAAGCTCAGTTCTAGCTTTTTTTACAAGACTGTCATCTATGACTACTGACTTACCATCTTTATCAAACGCACCAGCAGAATCACTTGTAATAACTACTGTTGGATATGCCTTTCTAATGGCTTCGTGATCTAAAATTGTCATGCTGCAAGCTCCATTACAAGTAAAGTTGGGGCATATATATAGTTTGTCGATTCTGTTCTTTGTGATGCCATCTGCATTTTAAAAGTGACTTGATTTGTAGTTCCAAAAGTGTCTTGTATTATTATGGTTGCTGGTGCTTTGGCCTGTAATCCTCCAGATCCAGATTCAGCAGCAACTATTATTGTATATCCTATATCACTACCATCTTTTTGCATTTTCATCTTTACCTGTTGGTTATGACTTCCAGCAATAACTGTATTAGCAAAAGAAGTATAGATAGCTAAAAATTTATTTGACGAGGAAGATGGTGTAATATTTAGCGTACAATCTGGAATATCAGCAAAACTTGTTGAATTTGTAGTAGCTGTAGAAATTGTTGAATTTCTTACTAGTTGTAAAACATTTTGCCCTCTATTTGTTGTTGTAATTAAAGTTCCATCGGCTGCATCGGGCAATGTCATTACCCTGTTGTTGCTAGATGAAGATGGTGCTTGTAAGCTGAAAGACCCACCTCCTGATGCTGCGTTAAGTTTAATCTTAGCGGTCATTTATCCAGCCTCCAATGCAGCTACTTTTGTCTCTAATACTTCAATTTTAGCAATAGCTTCTTGTAATGCAGCAGTAAGTAAAGGCACAAGTTTACTTTGATCTATAGTTTGATAAATCGGATCGCCTTTTGGAATTGCTCCATCTTTTTCTGTTGATATCTGATCTTTTGTCCCTGTTACGGCTTCTGGTACGGCTGTTACTTCATGTGCAAAAAATCCATCAACTGTTGTACTTGGATCAGCTTTCCAATTAAATCTATATGGTTTTAATGTTTTTAACCTTGTTATGCCATCAGATATTGCAACAGCATTTTCTTTTAATCTGTAATCTGAACTCGTGTTATAAGATACTGACGATCCGTTTGTAGTAATACTTCCTACTAATGATGTGTCTCTGTAGAAATAAATAAAATTAGATACATTAGTTCCAGTTTTACAATAAATAGTTGAAAAACCGCCAGATGTATTTGACGCAAAAACACCACCATATCCACCAGACGTTCCAGCATCACTAGCAAATTGTTCCGCAGATGCAGTTGAAACATTAGTGTTTGTATTAACTTTTGTTCTTCCGTTTGGGTCTATAAAAAATGCTTCGTTTGTTATACCATTTGAATAATTATTAGAAGTTCCAAAACTTAAAGTACTTCCACTGCCTGTAATTTTTGTTGCAATACGACCTAAAGGGTTAGCACTTCCTGAATAAGTAAAATCTATTGCACTATAATCGCCACTAGCATAATCACTATTTGAAAGACATAATGCACCTTTTGTTGTGCCTGTAAAAGATGTCAAATCTTCATCAGAGGCAACATGAAGTGCTCGTGTTGGAGTATCAATTCCCAAACCAAGTTTTCCATTTGCATCTACAGTTGCTCTAGTACCTCCAGCCGTGCTGATTTTAAAAAGGTCAGTTCCAAAACTTATTCCTGTGTTGTTATCTGTTCCTTTTAGTGCTGGTGCGGAAGCTGACCCATCAATTCCGCTTATACCAGTTGTTCCATTAATAGATAAAGCCATAATTAAACGATAGAAACTACTGAACCAGAGGGAATTGTAAGAGTTGCATTAATAGTTAATGGACCAAATACTCCTGCATTTATATTAGACGTTCCATCTCCGATTGTATAGTCATTGTCCATAGTGTTTTCGTTTTCGTGAAATATTGCTTCTTTTGGTGTTCCTCCTCCAGTAGCTCCACCACCTCCACCAATAGCACCCCATGCTCCATTATTGTAGCCTTCAAATTGGTTGAGAGTGGTATTATGACGTATTTGGCCTACCGCAGGGCTGCTATCACGTTGGGCTGTTGTACCACTAGGCAGATTTAGTGAACTTGTATAATTATGAGTTATTTTGCCAGTAAAAGTACCGCCTGTTTTTGGCATCAAACCTAAATTAGCTTGTGAAATATCTCCTATTGTTGTAAATGTACCCGTTCCAGTGCTAACAGAAGTACATATTTTTAATAGATTAGTTGATGTATCTATATGTGGTTGAAAAGCAACAACATTTGCTGCACCAGAAGGATCGCCACTAGCAGAGTTTATTGTCCTTAAAGCGGTAAAAATATCGTTTATACCTGCACGAACTTGAGCACCCGTTCCATTGGCTACATTAAAATTATTACCCGTTTCTTTGGTTGTACTATTTACTCTTGCCATTTCTTAAATATTTTATTTTATTTTATCATCCCTTACCAAATCCGACAGCCTGATATGTAAAATCTCTGCTAATCGAAGCATTTGATTGGTCTTTAAAATGTACTGAGAAACCTGTTCCAGATACATTTGTTATTTCAAAATAGTCTCCAGAAGCAAAACTTCCTACAGGTTGTACAGCAATAGATGGCAAGTTACTATTAAGTCCACCGATGGATGATGTACCTGTAAAGAATTTATTAGTAAATGTTACTGCTTTTACACCAGCACCGCTAGTAATCGTTGTTGTGCTTTGCTCTGTTCTTCTTTGCAGTGTTGCAGTATAACCTAATTCAAAAACCCTTATATCTTGTGCAGGGTCATTACTTGTAAGATTTACTTTAAATTTAAATCCTCTACCCTTATAAGTTCCATTTGCAAATGTCTGAAAAGCTGTATATGTTGGCGAACCAGTTGAGGGGTCATCTTGTGTAACCGCTACAAGCATTTCAGCATTAACATTAACAGCAGTAGCTCCATCAAAATCAACAATACTATCTATTAAACCTCTTGAGTCAAATAAGTCTGACGGATAAAAACCTTCGGTTAAAAAATGTCGTTTTAAATCAAGACTAAATACACTGCCTAAATCAAGAAAAGATGTCGCTGCTGCTCCACCAAATTCGTATGTACCTAATGGAGAGATACCACCAACATCATCTATTGAACCTTCCGCATCAAAATCTAATATGTTATCAAATAAACCAACACCAGTAAGATTTAAAGAATCTGTTGTTGCATCAAAAGCAACATTTGTTTTAGTTCCTTGAAATTTTGGTACATCTTGATCTTCACGCCTAGTAAGAGCAAGTAATGGGGCGAGATTATCAGGTAAATCTAATATTACACTTGTTTCTCCAGAACAAAATCTACCACCATCATCTTGAAATTTTAAAATATATTCGCCATCAAGATATGGCACAACAGCAGAAGTTGTATTACCAGCTAATGCTTGTATTAAATCAGTACTATTCGTAAAAGTTCCAGTGCCATCAGTTTTTGGAGAATGTCTCACATATACCAATCCACCATGAGTAACATCTAAATCTGTTGATAAATTCCAGCGTAATCTTACTAATTTTTCATTTATTGGTTCAGCAGTTAATCCTGTTACATCACTTGGTAATGCAGTTTTACCAATAGTATTAACTGTTAAATCAGCAGAAGTAGGACTTGGTTGTAATGCATTGTTATAACTAAATACTTGAAATTCATATGTTCCAACATCAGTATTAAAAACTTCAAAATCGGGAGAAGATACTGTTGTAGAAATAAAGTTACCATTATTGAATCTGTAGTTAACCTGATACTGCGTAACACCGACAATAGGTTGCCAACTTATAACAAGTTTTGCAACCGCTTGATTATTGATTTCAACTATCGTTTCTTGAGCAGTTAAAGCAGAAGGAGGGGCTGTTGGTTGATTTAATATTGATACTGCCCTTGTTGGTAAACTTACACCATCTTCAATAAATGGATATTTTCCATCAACATAAGACAATGCTGTAATTGCATAATTTATTCCATTAGATTCTTCAACTGTAATTACTCTATATTTTCGTGGCTCATCTGTATCATTTTCTAAAAGCCAAACTGTATTCACATTTGGTACTTGGGAAAAAGCAGAACCAACTGTTATAACAGCACCATTTACATTTGTTACTGCCTT